ACCCGATGGCAATCACCAAGGACTTGGTGCGCCGCATCGGCTGGCCGGAAGAGTGGCTGAACAACGATGACGCCATGAAGCAGGCTGCCGAAGAAACCGCTCAGACCATGCAGGAACAGCAGGCCATGTCGGCGGCGGCTGGCGTTGCCGAAGGAGCGGGTAAGGCGGCTCCCATGGTCAAGGCTCTGGCTGATGCCCAGCGGGCGAGGGCGGCGGCCTGATGCGGGCCAACCCGATTGGTCCGGCTCGATACGAAGAGGATGACATAGCTGCTCTCAAAGCGGTGGCGGCTGGCAATGCTTCGCCGGCACAGCAGAAGCGGGCGCTCGTCTGGATCGTCCACAGGGCGGCGATGACCTACGACGAAACCTTCGTCCAGGGCCAGAACGATGCAACGTATTTCCTGACCGGCCGTCGCAATGTCGGTCTTCAGATCATGAAGCTCGTCAACGTGCCGATCGGCGAGCTGATCCCTCCTGAGAAACCGAAGAAGAAAGGACTTCCTGATGTCGGATGACACTCTGGCGGCAGGCGCGGCCTCGGCCGAAAACCCTGCTGCAAGTGGTGCTGATACGGCGGCTGCTTACGCGGCGGCTGCAAAGCCGAACGAAGCGGCGGCCAAACCAACCGATGCGCCTGCTAAACCTGCGGCGGACACTGCGGCCAAGCCCGGTGATACCGCAGCTAAGCCAGAAGAGGAGGGCGCCTGGGGCAAGGACTGGCGCGAGAAGCTGGCAAAGGGCGATGCCAAGCGCCTGGAACGTCTCGGCCGCTTCGCCTCGCCGGAAGCGCTGCTCGACGCTCAAGAGGCGGCACAGCGGAAGATATCCGAGGGCCTGAAGCCGAAGGGCAAGCCGGGCGAGAAGGCGACCGACGAAGACTGGAAGGCCTATCGCAAGGAGAACAACATCCCTGACGCGGTCGACGACTTCGTCAAGGCCATTGTGCTGCCCGACAAGCGCCAGATCGGCGACGATGACAAGCCTATCGTGGCGGCCTTCGCGGAGCGCGCCATCAAGAAGGGCATTGCCCCGGCCGACATGGCTGAGATGGTCGACGAATACTACGCCATGCAGGAAGAACAGCAGTTCCAGCAGGCCACGGCCGACGCGAAGAACCGCAAGGAATCCGAAGCGGAACTCAAGAAGGAATGGGGCGGCGACTTCGCCGGCAACATCGCCGCGATGCGGCCCTATTTCGAAGGTGTGGACAAGGATCTGTTCGCCAACCTGATCGGCGGGCGCCTGGCTGACGGTCGCAAGATAGGCGACCATCCCGGCGTGCTTCGGTTCTTCGTCACCAAGGCGGTCGCCGAAAACCCGATGGCGACCATCGTCCCCACTGGCGGACAGGGCGTCGACACGCTCAACAACGAAATCGCTGCCATGGAAAAGCGCATGCGTGATGACCGCGTGGAATGGCACAAGGATACGGCGGCGCAAGAGCGCTACCGAAAACTGATCACCGCAAGGGAAAACCTCGCGGCTCGATAAGCGCTGGAAGGACGGCCAACCCGCTCGGCGGCTCCGTCTCAAGGCGACCTCACCACATAGCCCGAAATCAGCGCCGAATGGCGGCATGAGCGGCCCCGGTTAACCCCGGACAACCCGCGACGCTGCCCTGCGGACAACCTGCCAACGGCTCCCGATCCCTCAATAGAAGGAATCTGGACCATGGCCGACACGGCATTCCAGAAACAGTATCGACAGGAGTACATCGCCGGCTTCGAGCAGGGCGAAACCCAGTTGCGCATGGCGGTCACTACCGAACATGTGCGTAAGGGTAACGAAGCGAACTTCCTCGTCGCCGACTCCGGCGGCGCTGAAGCCGTCACTCGCGGGGTCAACGGTCTGATCACGGCTCGCGCCGACAATCTGACCCAGCTCCCGGCAACGCTCGTCGAATGGCATGACCTCGTTCGCAAGACCGAGTTCAACATTTTCGCGAGCCAGGGCGACCAGAAGCGCATCATGCAGGACACCACCCTCAAGGTGATGAACCGCAAGATCGACCAGGACATCATCACCGAGCTTGCCAACGCGACCAACAACACTGGCGCGGCGGCGACCGGCTCATTGACCCTGGTAACCAAGGCGCTGGGCATCCTCGGCAAGAACCTCGTGCCGGTGGATGAAATCGACAACATCTGGGGCCTGATCTCGCCTGCCATGCATGCATACCTGATGCGTGACTCGGCGTTCACCTCCGGCGACTGGGTCGACATCAAGCCCCTTGCCGGTGGTCCGCTGCGGAAGGTCTTCCGCTGGGCGAATGCCAACTGGCTCGTCCACGGTCAGCTTCCCGGCGCTACGACCAATGCCGAAAAGTGCTTCCTCTTCCACCGCTCGGCCATCGGCCACGCGGTCGACAAGGATACGCTCCAGTCGCTGGTCGGTTTCGACGAAGAGCAGGGCTACTCGTGGGCGCGCACGTCGACGTTCATGGGCTCGAAGCTTCTGCAGAACAGCGGCGTCGTGGTCATCAACCACGATGGCTCGGCCATCTAAGGAGGTTTGACCAATGGCTTACAGCACTTCCAATCCTCCGGTCCTGGTCACCCAGGGCATCGTCGGCTTCCGCATCTGGAAGTACGAGAGCGTCGACGCCGCCACCCTGGTACGCGTCGCCGGCTATTTCACCAATGGCTGGAAGCTCGGCATGCGGGCGAACGACATTGTGTTCGTCACGGATACCGACAGCTCGAACGCAACCACCATTCACACGGTCAACTCGGCGTCCGCCACTGGCGGCGTTGACCTGACCGATGGCCTGGCGGTTGGCACCACCGACACCGACTGATCCTGGTCGGGTCTAAACAACGGCGGGGGCTTCGGCTCCCGCCTTTTTTTCGAAAAGGAACAAAGCATATGGCATTGCCAGTGAATGGCCTCCAACTGGCCGAAAGCAAGCGAAACGTCTACCGCGTCCAGATCGCCGAGAAGCCGGAAGACCTGCTGACGCCGGCATGGTGGAACCATGTCTGCACCAAGCTGCGCGTCGACGACATCGTCGAAGTGATGGCGCTCGACCGATCCTGGTTCGGCGTCGTTACCGTGCTCGAAATCGGCAAGGGTGCTGAAGGCGGCGCCCGCGTAGCCTATGTGCTCGGCCCGACGAAGATTGGCAACGCGGCCGAAGTCGGCAAGCAAGCCGAACACGAAGCCCGGTGGGGTGGCTCCGCCGCGAAATGGACCGTCGTCCGCTCCAAGGACAAGCTTGTCATGAAGAGCGGCCTCGAAACCCGCGAAGATGCCGGCACCTGGATCGCGGAAAATCTGAAGGCCGCCTGACCCGATGACGGACCAACTGTCGCTCTACAACGGCGCGCTGCTCAAGCTGGGTCAGCCGCGCCTCGTCGCTCTGACCGACGAAGGCAAAGCCAGGCGCGCGCTGGACGATGTCTATGCCAAGCGCCTGAAGGCATGCCTTGAAGAGGCGCTCTGGAACTTCGCGATGCGCCTTCAGCAGTTGGAAACCAGTCCCTCGGTCGGGAGTAACTTCGGCTATTCCTACGTGTTTGACAAACCCGAAGACTGGCTGCGCACCGCTGGCGTGACGATAGACGGTTACGGCAAGGTGCCGCTGCTCAGCTACGATGATCGGGGGAGTTTCATCTTCGCCGATATCGACACGATCTACATGACCTATGTGTCGAGCGACGAAGACTACGGCATGGATCTCGGCATGTGGCCGGAATCGTTCGTGGCCTTCGTCGAGGCGGACCTGGCGCTTCAGACCTGCGAGGACATCACCGGCTCGACGGAGAAGAAGCAGGCGATTGAGAAGGAACGCAAGCTAGCGAAAACGCGAGCGTCGACCAATGACGCGATGAACGAGCCGGTGACGCGATACCCACCGACCGGGCGCCTCGTCGCCAGTCGCGGCCCGACCAACCGCTATCGTGGTGATGGTCGCCGCTGATGCCCAAGACGAATTCACCTATCCTTGCCTTCAATCGCGGCATCGTCTCCAAGGCGGCTCTGACCCGCGTTGATGTCGAGCGCATCCGGTTGTCAGCGGAAGTGATGGAAAACTGGACGCCGAAGACGGCCGGCGCCATGGCCTTGCGACCCGGTTTCCAATATCTCGGCTCAAGCCGCAACAATGCCTTCGGCATCGATATCGACTTTGTCGCGGCCACGGATGATACGGCGCTGATAGAACTGGCCGATGGCAAGATGCGGGTGCGCGTGAACGACGCGCTGATCTCGCGCGTTGCGGTCAGCACCACCATTTCAAATAGCACCTTTGCTTCATCGACCGGATGGACTGATGGGTCAACCAACGGCGGGACGCTGACCTTCGGCGGCTCGGGACTGGTGTTGAACGCGGTCAATGTCGGCGGTCTGGCTCTATGTCGGCGGCAGATATCGGTCGCGGGCGGCGACGTTAACAAGCGCCACGCTCTCACCATACCGGTAACGCGCGGACCGGTGACCTTCCGTTGCGGCTCGACCTCGGGCGGCGACGAATACATCTTGGAGACGCAGCTACGGACCGGCGTCCACAGTTTGGCGTTCACGCCGACCGGTGACTTCTATGTGCAGTTTCAGAGCGACCTGGACATCGACCGTATCGTAGCGTCCTGCCAGGTGGCGTCGTCCGGCACCATGGAACTGGACATCCCCTATGCCGCGGCTGATCTGCCCTATGTTCGTTGGGACCAGTCGGCCGATGTGCTTTTCCTCGCCTGCGACGGCTACCAGCAACGGCGCATTGAGCGACGGTCGACGGATAGTTGGTCCATCGTCCTATACGCACCGGACAGCGGCCCGTTCTTCTCCGCTCGCTCCGCCAAAGTGAAGCTGAAGGTCGCGGCGACCAACGGCAACACTACGCTCACAGCGGACAAGCCCTTTTTCAAGCCCTCGCACGTCGGCGCCTTGTTCCGGTTGTTCAACGAGAGCGTCAAGCAGACCTACAGTCTCGGGGCCAGCGGTGCTTACACGGAACCCTTCCGAGTTACGGGTGTCACATCTGACGGCTACAATGACCGGAACTGGACCTTTTCGGTGACGGGCACATTTTCGGGGACGTTGAGGTGGCAACGGTCTTTCGATGGCCCCGCCACTGGCTACAAGGACTTTCGGAGAGCCAAGGGTGACAGTGCAACGGACATCACCACGACCATGTCCACGACCGGCAACCAGGACGACGACGACAACGCCATCGTCTACTACAAGCTTGGTTTCAAGGAGTCCGAATACACCTCTGGCACCGCTGTCGTGAACATCGATTATGACGGCGGCGGGTCCTACGGAATCTGCCGCGTCACCGGGTACACATCGGCCACGTCGGTCAGTGTTGAGGTCGTGGACCGGTTTGGAACGACTGAATACACCGAGAATTGGCAGGAAGGCATCTGGTCCGACAAACAGGGCTGGCCGGGCGCCGTAGCGTTCGACAAGGGGCGCCTGGGTTGGGCCGGCCGGTCGCGGTTCATCTTCTCCGTCTCGGACGACTACGAGAACTACGATCCGGACTATGAAGGCGATGCGGCGCCGATCAATCGTACCCTCGGCTCCGGGCCAGTCGATACCATCAACTTCATGCTGTCGCTAAGCCGTCCGATCATCGGAACGCCGGGTGCGGAGTTCTCCATCAAGTCCTCGTCGTTCGACGAGCCGCTGACGCCGAAGAATGCGCAGGCCAACAAGCCGTCAACCCAAGGGTCGAGGCAGGGCGTAGCAGCGGTAAAGGTGGACAGCCGGGGTATCTTTGCCCAACGATCCGGCCGCCGCCTGTTCGAACTGGTCTTCAATTCGGACACCTACGATTACGAGCCGAAGGACCTGACATTGCTCTGCCCTGACCTCACTGGCTCGGCCAGCGTCGTCGGCATGGCGACACA